TTTACGCTTACCTTGGTGGGGTGGGTTCTGCGACATCATCAGGCTTCTACTGGTACATGGCCCGAGTTCATGTACTTAATGGTGACAAAACAGCTTACGTAGATTCCACAGTCGGCAATCGGCTTGGTTACTCGAACGATTTTACGAATGCGGCTTGGACTAAGACCAACGTATCGGTTCAGGCCAATTCATGCACCGGGCCGACAAGCCAGCCAGCGCACACACTGACGGCCAGTTCAGCTAATGGCACAGTTTCACAATCACTCACGCTTTCTGGCGTCTACACAGCAGGCCTGATGATTCGCCGCCGCACCGGCTCTGGTGCAATCAGCATTCGCAAATCTGATGCCAGCGCATACGTTGCGCAAACCATCACGACAAGCTGGGCACTGATTTCGAATGATTCAGGTACTTCTGGCGGCACTGCATATTGCGCTATTCAGATGGCAACTTCTGGCGATCAAATCGACGTGTGCGATGCACGCTTAGTTCCTGGATCAAGTGCAGCAACCTACGTCTACAACCAATCCGCAGCCCCCACAGTTGGCCCGATTTATTCCGGTCGCACTGATTACGATCCGGTAACGCTCGCCTCAAAAGGCACGCTGATTGAGGAAGCAAGAACCAATCTGCTGCTGAACAGCGCATCTCCGGCAACCCAAACAGTCACGGTAACGACGCAGAGTTACACCATTTCATTCTGGGGTACTGGTACTTGCGTATTGACTGGCACTGCATCTGGCACACTTACCGGAACAGGCGCTAACGTCAGGTCAACACTGACCGTATCCGCTACTGCTGGCGCTGTACTTTGCACATTCTCAGGCAGCACGACTAACGGCCAAGTGGAAGCTGGATTGAATGCGACAAGCTACATTCCAACAGCAGGCGCAACAGTCACCCGCACAGCAGACACAGCGCTGATCGGCTTTGACAATCTCGCGCAGGTCTGGCCTTGGGTGATGGATGCTAATTTGCTGGTGAGTCCTGAAGCACTTGATAATGCAAGCTGGGTCAAACCAACCTTAACGGTATCTCCCAACGCGTTGACTGCACCAGACGGCACTCAGACGATGGACAAGTTAATTCCGCCAACGTCAAGTGCGGAGCAATACTTCGAGCAAACCATAACTCCAGCAGCAGGAACCTGGACGCTCTTCTGTAAAGCAGCAGTGCCAGCAGGATACAACTGGGTGGTGATTAAACCAATCCATGTTGGTGACACTGGCGATACGTCAGAGGTGCGTTACAACATGGTGACTGGTGCCTGGAATATTTCCAGCAAAAACAGAATCACTACATACGATGCAAGCCAGAACTCAGATGGGTCATGGTTTGTTTACGCAACTTTTACAACCACCGCATCCTGCACCTCGCTACGAGGTCGGATTAATTTATCCATTGATGGCACGACTACTGTATTCGCAGGCGACGGGGTAAGCGGTATCGGTGTGTGGGGAGTAAAACTCAATCCCGGCCCCATAGCCCAAACCTACTACCCTAACTCAGTCAAGCAAGCCACGATTGTTGTGGAGGGTGATTTGACTTACGGGGCTACGAGCGCAGCAATGGCAGTCATGTCGCTGGAAAACACTGCCAGCAACCAAATCAAGCTATCCAAAGGATCTAGCACAAGCCAGCTTTCAGGCTTCATTAATGCGAACAGTGCGACACCTGGCAGCCTGACAAGCGGCACTGCATTCAAAGCAGCTATCGGATACTCGCCATCATCGGCAGGTGTTGTACTCAATGCTTCGTCTGAGTCTTCGATCACGTCCGGCGCATTCACCACACCGCCAAACGTGCTCAAGTTGGGCAACGACGCAGGCGGCAATGTGGCCAGTGCGATGCATGTTAAAAACCTGCGGCTGTTCAATAGCAACCTGCCAGCATCTGATAAGCGGGTGTTGACGACATGAAGACGGCCATCATCCTGGTGCTTTTATCAGGGTGTGCTACGCAGTTTGAGATTGGAAAAGAGGTTCTGCCACCACAAGGCTGCATCGAAGCAAGGGCCAGAGGCCATGACTGTTGACCAGATTTTCCAGGACGCGCTGGCAAGGTTTGAATACCGATCCGACATGGCGCAGTTTGGACGGCCTGAGTATTGGATGACTCGGCAAGAAATTGACAGCCAGTTTGCCGCGACTGGAAGGCTGATCGGTGATTGCGATGACTTCGCCGCCTTGGTGCTTTCGCGGCTGCGTGATGCGGGGCATCAGGCGAGATATGTGTTTTGCTTGACTCGGGACGGCTATCATCTTGTGGTCGAGAGCGACGGTCTGATATTTGACAGCCTGCAAAAACAAGTTTTGCCAATTCACCGACTGCCTTACAAATGGGTATCCGTATCTGGATACCAGCCAAACCAAATTTGGCGCAAGGTAATAACGACGGATAAATGACAAAAATGCTCCAAAAGCTAACCCCCTTTGTAGGCATCAATAAGGACTTGGGTCAGGAGTCATTGCCCCTGGGTGCTGTCACAGATTCCAACAACGTGCGATTCCGTGAAGGCTACGCTGAGCTGTTCTTGGGTCAATCCGAGGTCTACACGACCGCACCCATCGCTCCGTATCAGACATTCCCTGTACGCGTGGGTTCGACGATTTACTGGCTTGTTCTGGGTGCGAACAAGGCCTATTGCGTGACCGGCTCACCGGCGACATGGACAAACCTGACACGGCAGACGGCTGGCGTTGACGTGGACTATGCCGCTGATCTTGATACGCTCTGGAATGGCGGCGTGTTGAATGGCGTGCCAGTGGTGAACAACGGCGTTGACGTGCCGCAATACTGGTCAACCATCGCACCGGGCACGAAGTTGGCAGCGTTGCCAAACTTCCCGGCCAACACGACATGTCGGGTGATGCGGCCATTTCAGAATTACCTGTTTGCCTTCAACATCACGCAGGCAGGCACGAATTACCAACATCGGGTACTGTGGTCACATCCTGCTGACCCTGGATCTGTGCCCTCGTCCTGGGATGTGGCAGACGCCACAAAAGACGCCGGTCAGTTCGACCTTGATGGCGCTTCATTTGTGGTTGACGCGATCCCATTGGGTAGCTCTCTCATCATCTACAAGCAGCAGTCCACACATATCTGCACCTATGCAGGGGCAGGCGCGATATGGAGCATTCGCCCATTGTTCACGGCAACCGGCATGCTTGGCCCTGACTGCGGCGTGGAGATTGACGGTGCGCACTACGTTATGACGCAATCGGATGTGATCCGCCATGACGGCGTATCAGTTCAATCCATTCTCGACAAGGCGACACGGCGCTGGCTGTTTCAGAACATCGACACCAGCTATTACGACCGCTGTTTTGTCACCAAGAACGTGTACTTCAATGAGGTATGGGTCTGCTTCCCTGAACTGGGCCAAACCTCATGCTCGAAGGCGCTGATTTACAACTACAAGGACGGCACAACGACATTCCGCGATCTGCCATCGGTTACTTCGGCCAACGTTGGGCAGGTCGATCAATCCACGGCAGACACATGGGCATCAGATTCGGCGGCCTGGAACTCTGACCTGACCGCATGGAACTCCAATGAATTCGGCGCACAGGCTCAACGCTTGATGTTCTGCGCACCTGGACGACCTGCTCTTGTCTTGGCTGACTCTGGGACGCAGTTCTTCGGCTCGTACATCACGGCCTACATCGAGCGCACGAACATCAGCCTGGACGCCCCGACTTCGGTAAAGACGATGGTACGCCTGCGCCCCATCGTCAAAGCACCGACAGGCACCGTGCTGACATTCCGTCTGGGTGGCGCAATGGATGCCTACGGGCCAATTACTTGGTCTGACCCAGTGACCTACACAGTCGGCACTGATGTGAGTGTTGACGCCTTCGCAACAGGCCGTGAACTGGCCTACCGCATCGACATTACATCGGCTTACGCAGCCAGAATTGAGCGGATCGACATTGAGGTGATGCCAGGAGGTGAATGGTAATGGGCTTGCTTGATTACATCCGCGACGTGGCGCAAGGTGCATCGAACTCGGTGGCGTCGAATGTATCCGGGCCGGTTGATCTATTGGCATGGGGGCTGCGTAAGGCTGGACTTCCTGAAAACACGGGCGCACTCTACAAAGTAGACCTACCCGACGAACACATCGCAAAGATGCTGGATTGGGATAAGCCGATCAGCCAGCAAGCACCACACATTAGAGATTCGCCAGAAATGAAAGGGTTTTTGTCTCAAGAAACGGGACAAGAAATTTACAACATTCTGAGCAAGGAACTTGCTGGCGGATCGCAATTTGCAAGAGGTAAAAATGATGCAGCGGCTGATATTCTACGAAAAGCAGGCATCCCCGGTATCCGCTATTTAGACGGTGGCTCACGCGGTGCAGGTCAAGGTACGAGTAATTTTGTCGTTTTCCCCGGTAATGAAGGCTTGCTACAAATCCTCGAACGCAATGGGCAGGCTGTCAAATGATCTACCGCCCCACAACCCCACCGACAGACCCAAAGGCACTGCCTACCTACCTGCAAAGCGAGTTTCAACGCATTGCCGTGGTGATGGCCTCCAACGTCGATAGCGTTTCCCTGGAGCCTCAATACCGCGCACCCGTGAAGCCTCGGGATGGCCTGGTTGTGATGGCCGATGGAAGCAGTTGGAATCCCGGTTCAGGCGCTGGCGTGTACGTCTATCGCGGCGCGGCTTGGCACTTTTTAGGATAAGCATGCACGTCACAGATACAGCACAAGCAAAAGCCCTCGGTGGCGACATCTTGCACCACTTCGGCGGTGGGACATACGCCAAAGAAATGCAAGTACCAGCCGGGATGGTCGTCGAGAAGCACATGCACGACTTCACCCACTTGTCGATTCTGGCCAGTGGCAAAGCTGCGGTAACCATTGATGGCAAAACCCAAACCATCACCGGCCCTCATTGCCTGACCGTGGAAGCCGGAAAGCAACACACCATTTTTGCAATCACCAACATCGTTTGGTACTGCATCCACGCGACTGAATGCACTGATGCAAATGAAGTCGATCAAGTTTTGATTAAGGAGCATTGATATGCCAGCAGCATGGATTCCATTGGCCGCGTCAGTAGCAGGCGGTCTTCTCGGCTCTCAAGGCTCACAGCAAAGCCAAACACAGTCCAACAAGATGGATTCGCGGCTTGACCCGTATGTGTACGGGACGAACGGCAAAGGCGGATTGCTGGCTGATGCAAACAACTGGTATCAGGCCAATAAATCCGGCCTGAATGCCCAAATGCTGCAAGGCCTAAATAACCAATGGCAGGTGCTGAATGACCCGGCCACGATGAGCGCTTACCGGCAAATGGGCAATCTTGGATCAAGCCTCATGAGTTCGCCGGTGATGGGGAATCCGTTCTCTGATGGCCGCGCATCGCTCAGTTCGTCGCGACCACAGGGAATGGTCTCTCAGCCACAGCAGCGCTTTTCAGCCCAGCCTGTGACGTTTGGTGGTGGTGCTCAGGGCCTTCCTGCTGGCCCATTCACAGCGCAGACGATGCCACAGGCGCAAGAGCAACCGCAGGCGCAACAGCCATCACTTTCGACTGAACAGCAGCAGTTTCTGAATCAACTGATGTTGCTGCAACAGCAAAACCCCAGTTACTAAGAGGTGAATATGGCCTACGAAGATTTGTTTTCTGGCGTGCAGGGGAACAACCCCTACACTGGCGGCATGGGCGGTACCTACACGGCCAACGACCCAACGGCGGCCGCTGCCTATCGTCAGCAGCAATTGAGCGCGCAAGGTTTGGTGGATGACGGGACGGGTAACTATTACCAGCCTGGTCATGCCCAAGCAAACCAGTTCATGCAAGGCGTTCAATCACAAAACACGACAGCGCTGAATAATAGCGGGTTGTTTGGCGGCATCCAGGGCAACACGCCAGCAATGGGCGGCGGGTCGTCTGGTGGGGCTACGGGTGGTGGGTTTTCAACTGGCGGCAGTTCCGGCGGCTACCAGCAAAACCCCTACTTGCGCGATCAAATGTCTGCGCTCACCGGGCAGTATCAGCAGCAGTTCCTGCAAAACACGCTGCCACAAGTGCGCGGCGGCTATCAGGCGTCTGGGCAGTATGGCGGCTCGCGTCAGGGCATCGCTGAGGGTGTAGCGGCTGGCAATGCGTCTACTGGGTTGGCCTCGGCTCTGGCAAACCTGCAAGCAGGCACATACCAAACTGACACAAGCAATGCCCTGCAAGGCCAAGCACTGAGCAACAATTACAACCTAGGTCTTGGCAGCCTCGCGTTGACAAACCAGGGACAGACCCAAAATTTCTACACCAACCAGCGTGGCCAAGATTTGCAGCAGTACGGATTGGGCGCGACGCTCGCAGGTCAAGGCATCAATGGCCAGCAGTCTATCGGCCAAGGCCAATACACGCTTGGCAACACGTTCCAGAATGCCCCAGCGCAGGCCATGAGCCAGTACAACAACCTGATCACGCCCTACACCGGGTATGGTCAGTCGAATACGACCACGGCGAATACAGGCGGCGGAACGACAGGGGTACTTGGCGGGGCTCTGGCAGGCGCAAATCTGAGCAACCGGCTTGGAAACTTCGGCTCTGGCGGAACAAACGCGCTTGGCAATGGCGGATATAGCTCGGTGTACGACTACACCTCACAACCCTGGTACTGAACATGGGACTATTAGACGCTCTCTCGAATTTTGCCTCCACTGATGAAGGCATGGGGCTGGCACAAGGTCTGTTGTCTGCCCGTGGCTCTGCTGGACTGGCTGCTGGCATGGCTGGGATGCAGCAGGCACGCGAACAGGCGCAATTGCGTCAGATGCGAGCCATGCAAGCACAGCAACTGCAAATGTCGCTCGATCAGTCTCGTCGTGAGGCTGAGAAAACACAGAAAATCGACGCGCTTAGCTCGCAGTTCATGCGCTCGCCTGAGATGGCTAACGCAATGAGCATGGGGCCGATGCAATCGGGGGGCGCTGTACAAAATGTACAGCCTGGTTTCGACTTTGGAGGCTATGCGCAAGCCCTGGCAGGCATTGACCCGATGAAGAGCATTGCGGTTCAGCAGGCCATTGCCAAAGACTCGCAATTCAACAAGATTGACCCGAAGGACTTCACGCCTGATTCAGTCGCAAAGTTCTCCATGACCCGGAACTATGGCGATCTGAAGCCCCGTGAAAAGCTGCATTTTGCAGACACGGGTGGAAGGATTCAAGCACTGGGTGAATACAGCGGCCAACCTGTGAACGCGATTGACAAGACAGGCAACCCATTCTCTGACCTCGTAGTTGCGGATGGCAGAGGCGGCGTTATTCCAAATTCTCCACTTGTCGGGGTGAAGAAGGATATTGCTGCTGCTGGAAAGCCTGTGAGCAATATCAACGTCAACACAGAGAAGAGCTTCCTGGGTGAGGTTGCAAATGGCGTTGGCAAGCAGGTGACAGACTCACTCTCCGGTGCCAAAAGTGCGGCCAATTCATTGCAGACGATCGGCAATCTGAATACAGCTCTGAACAGTGGAAAGATTCTGACCGGGCCACTTACTCAGCCTTCCAAGTTGTTGTTGCAACTGGGAACACAATTGGGGCTGTCTGGAAAAGATGGCAATGAGACGCTTGCCAATACATCCAAGGCCATTCAATCTCTCGCTCAGCTTGAAATGGACGCAGCGCAGGGGATGAAAGGGCAAGGTAGCGTGACTGAGAATGAACGTTTGCTGATCAAGAGAGCTGCTTCAGGTGACATCAACATGACCATGCCAGAGCTTAAGGCACTTTCCGGGGCTCTGGACAAGTCTGCTCGATTCCGCATCAACCTGCACAACAAGAATGTGCAGCCATTGATGAGCAATCCCAATGCGGCTTCGTTGGCCCCATTCATGACGGTGGAAGAACCTGCGTCTAACGGGTTCAAGATCATTGGAGTGCAGTGATGGCCATTTACACGTTGCAAGCCCCGGACGGCAAGACCTACAAGATTGAAGGGCCAGCAGGTGCCACGGCTGAGCAACTGGGCGCATTCATCACCTCGCAATCGAGCAAAGCCGCGCCATATGACCCAACGGAAGGCATGTCAACCACAGAAAAGGTATTGGCAGGGATTGGTAAGGCAATGACTGACACGGCCCGTGGTGCGGGTCAGATGGTAGGTCTGGTATCGCGTGACGATGTTGCAGAGTCCCGCAGGCTGGATAAGCCTTTGATGAATACGACCGGAGGTACGGTCGGCAATGTCATAGGGAATGTCGCTATCAATGCGCCATTGGCCTTTGTCCCTGGTGCGAATACGATAGCCGGAGGTGCGGCGATTGGCGCAGCGTCTGGCCTGATGCAGCCTAGCATCAGTTCTGCTGAGACTGCGCAAAATATGGCATTGGGCGGCATCGCTGGTGGTGCTGTTCCTGCTGCAATCCGTGGATTTCAAATTGCCAAATCTGCGATTGATCCATTCTCTGAATCTGGCAGAAACCTGATCATCGGTCGGGCATTGAATCGTGCCGCTGGCAACCAATCCGCAGAAGCTGCCCAAGCATTGATATCCACACAATCGGCAGTTCCTGGTGTCCAATACACGGCAGCAGAGGCCGCAAATAACCCCGGCATTGCTGCTTTGCAGCGGACGGCAACTGCTATTGACCCAATTGCCATGAATCAAGCGGCCGCCAGGCAAGCCGTCAACAACACCGCTCGGGTAGATATGCTGGAAGGCATTGCAGGCACTCATGGTGCACGCTCCAAAGCGGTAACTGCTCGTCAGGATGTCGCAGGTGATTTGTACGACAAAGCTCGATCCGCACCCATTGACCCGGCGGCTCTGACTCCTGAGGCGCAATCCAACATTGCGTCATTCATGCAGCGTATCCCCGATTCAATGATTGAACGGGCAAAGAAACTTGCGAAGATGAGCGGCATCAACATGGACAATGAAACATCCACACAGGGGATGCACTGGGTTAAAAAGGCTCTGGATGGTGAAATCAATGTCGCCATGCGTTCTGGCGATTCAGATATGGCAAGGGCTTACACGATCCTGAAAAAAGACCTTTTGAATGAGATGGATCAAATAAATCCCAGCTACGCCAGTGCTCGTGAAGCATTTTCCAAAATGTCAAAGCCCATTACCGAAATGGACGTGGCGCAGTTAATCGCAGACAAGTCAGTCCAAAAGCTCACGGGTAATTTGCAGCCAAATGCCTTTGCACGGGCATTGTCTGACCAGACCGCACAGCAAGCATCTGGAATGGCAAATGCAACGCTACAAGGCGCGATGACACCTCAGAAAATGGCGGCACTGGAGGCCATCAAGCAGGATTTGATCCGGCAGAATTTTGCGCAGACAGCAGGAAGAGGTGTCGGTTCTGACACAGTGCAGAAACTGGCCATGTCGAATATGTTGGATCAGTCTGGTTTGCCGACATTCGTCCGCAACTTCGGCCCTTCCGGTGTGGCCGGCAACATCTTGCAGCGCGGTGGGCAAATTGCCTACGCTGACGCCAACAAAAAGATGTCTGAGAAGTTGGCACAGTCCCTGCTGGATGCGCAATTGACGGCAGAACTGATGCAGGGTGCAGTTCCTGGTTTGCTATCTGGCCGGTTGCTCGAAGCAGGCAGGCGGTCAGGTGTCGCGCTTGGCGCGAGTATGCCGGGCCTACTTGGAAAGCCGGAATAGCAGCAAACGCTTCAATCTTCCGTTAGGCATCCATTGTTGAATTGCCAAACGAGCAGGTAAACAAATCAAGCCAAACAGGATAAGTCCTGCAAATGGCTTGAGCACAACGCCGATTAACCAAGGTTCCATAGCCGCCATTGTGCAGCTTTTAAAACGTCAGGACAATCATGACCATTGAATCAGCATCGTTCGTCAATCAGTTGAATTCAGCCTATCCCGCAGTGGGCGACCCAAAGTCAGAAGGTGACGACCATTTGCGATTGCTGAAGGCTGTTCTGCTGGCAACCTTCCCCAATCTCTCCAGTGTCATAAATGCGACACCGGCAGAATTGAACGCCCTTCTCGGCGCTGCAACGACTGGCGCGACCATCAAAGTAGCGACACAAGCGGCGACGGATGCCAGTCTGAACGCAGCTTCAACCGCGATGGTTCAGCTTGCGATTCTGGCGGCATCCGGCATCACAGCGGTGCTCCCTGGCCAATCGTCAAATGCTGCCAAGTTCCTGACCACGGACGGCACATCGGCATCCTGGGCCTACTACATGCCGCTCACGGTGGTATCAGGCACCAGTCAGACGGCGGCAGCCTGGAACCATTACGCGCTCACCAACGTGGCTTTAACCACGGTTACGCTACCGGCATCACCGGCTGCCGGGGATACCGTGTGGGTCACGCCTTGCAATGGCTTGCTGACCAATGTCATTGCACGCAACGGCAACAAGATCATGTCCCTTGCTGAAGACATGACGATCACGAATTTCAATACGACCATCGCACTTCGTTACATCAACTCAACCGTAGGCTGGAGGCTTCTGTAATGTCCACTTCTTCACAATTCACCGGTGGGGCTATCAAGAGCATCCAGCGCGGCAAGATTACGCTTACGGGAGTGACATCAAATACGGCCACCATCACCGCAGTGGATACGTCTAAAACAGAACTGCGGATGCTTGGATCGACCTATAACGGCGTGACGTTGGCCGATGTGCTGACAATGATTGAACTGACGAATTCCACAACCATTACAGCCACTCGCGCTGCAAGCGGTAGTACGGCGGTTGTTTCGTGGGAACTGACTGAATTCTATTGATGGGGGGTGTTAATGACTGAGCCAGCGACGGGTACATTTTCTCTGGCAGTTATTGCCATCGCCATCCTGGGGCCAATGGCTGGCCCGTACGCCTTGATTGTGTTTGCCGCCCTGGCCGGGGCACAATGGCCACTCTCCAGCGACAAGACGCTGAATTGGATCTCTGGTGGGTGGTTGCTTTTACGATGCACGCTTACCGCCGTGGTTCTGACCGGTGCCATTGGCGCTTATTTGCAGACAAAGTACCAAATCAGGATTGATGAATCAGCCGGGTATGTCGCCTTCGCCATCGGGGCGCTTGGCAATGGATGGCGGCCCGTCATCAACTCCATAACATCGGCTGTGCAAACTCTCGCCCATAAGCTCGGGGGGCAAAAATGAACTGGCTGCTACTCTCTCACGAGGTCTTGTGTGTCATCCTCGCCCTGTGCATTTTCAGTCGCTCGGTGCGATCAAGTGATGAGGTGTTGATTATCATCAGGCTGGCATTTTGGGCAATGTGGACGGCTACCCTGATGGGCATCATCGCGCCGCTGGTGTGGGGCTATGTCCCGCACCCTGTCGAAGTCGCTATGCTGTCAGGGTTTACCATGGTTCAATACAGCACGTCGGTTCACTGGACGGGCGGTGTGCCATCGCAGTTCCTGCGGAAGAAATTCAGGCCAACACGCAGGCAGTCGGATTTGAGCTTTGCGCAGACAACCAACTGAGGTGACCCATGATTATTTCCCCTGATGGCCTGGCACAGTTGAAACAATTCGAGGGATGCCGTCTCAAGGCCTATCAAGACATTGTGGGCATTTGGACAATCGGATACGGCTTCACGGATGGCATTCACGCGGGGATGGTCATCACGCAAAAGCAGGCAGAGCAAATGCTGCTTGATCGCCTTGTCCCGTATGAACAGGCAGTGCAGGACGCTTGCACCGTAACCCCGACGCAAGCCCAGTTTGATGCGTGTGTGTGCTTAGCCTGGAATATCGGCATAGGCGCTTTTCAGAAATCATCTGTCCTGAAATTTCACAATCAGGGCAAATTCAAAGAGGCCGCAAACGCCTTCGGGCTTTGGAACAAGGCAGGCGGCAAGGTGGTGGCAGGTCTGGTGCGCAGGCGTTCGGCTGAATCGGCGCTGTACCTGGAAGACTATGGCCCAGCATCAGACATGCCGCAAAAGGTTGACACCCCTGCCACGATGGCCACCAGTAAGATCAACATGGCCCAAGCGACAGCAGGCATCACGGCATCACTCGCGGCGGTACAGCCTGTCATTGATGCGATCAATGCGTTCAAATCTGGCGTCGATGGTCTTGGACAATGGGCCGTTCCTGCTGTGCTGATAGGTATTGTCGGCCTGTGCGGGTACACAATCTGGCAGCGTGTCCAACTGCGCAACAGGGGGCAAGCATGAGCCTTGTCCTTATTCGGCTGCTTCCATATCTGCTGTGCATTTTCGTAAGCGGATACGGTGCCTGGAACTATCAAGCGAATCATTACGGCTTGCTGATCATGACAATGAGGCTGGACTACGCCACAGCGTCAGCAAAGGCCGCGAGAGAGAGCATGGATAAATTCATTGACATGCAAAAAAGGAAAGATGATGCAATCAAATCTGCCGAAAATCGCGCTGCTGTTAATCGGGCTGCTGCTGTCAGTGCTGCTGCTGTCAGTTCAGGGCTGCGCGACGACCTCGCTGCCGCCCGTGATCGCCTCGCCGCCTCCACCTGTAGCTCCATCACTGGCTACGCCTCTACCGTCAGTACCGTACTCGACAGTTGCCAGGCAGAATATCGAGATATGGCGGCAAAAGCTGATGGCCACGCCACTGATGCCAAAACCCTGATTGACGCTTGGCCTCAGTGATTCAGCGTGAGTACGTTTTGCGCTTCACATTGCACACCGGCATTGCCCAAAAAGTACCATCATTGAGCCTGTAGGTCTGGTGCCCGGTGATGATGCACCAATTCCCGGTGATTTTGCGCATGTTCTGCCAAACCTCGCCGCGCTCATATCGCCACGTATTGCCCGATTGTTCCCAGTCTGGCAATAACGCTGGCTTCCCGTCTGCCCAATTATTGAGGTCGTACGGGTCTTTCATGTCGCACTCTGCCTGACATCCGAAGTATGCCGCCATCCCATGCAAGCGGTTGCGATGCCCCGTCCAGATGTACGACGCCAACAGCCTGCGCAGGTAGCCACCATTACCCACAGCGCGGCTCATGGTGGGCTCATACAAGCCGCCTGGATACCGTG